AATTACCTACTAGCATGCCGATGGGGGTCAAAAGATACCACCCATGTTGGGGCCATGAAATTATTTCCTAGATTTCTGCGCCAACGATTTGGCAATTTTGTCTGGCAATTTCAAGCATTTTCTGCTGGCTTGTCTTTGCGCATGATTGACAAGAACTCATCTTGTATGCCCACATAAAAGCCATACGGCTCTTTTTCCAGCTCTTGCACACGGAACCAAGCATGCGCCTTGGCAGCAGGCATTCTTGCCATCCATACCAAGTGCGCCAGCAAAGCTTCGTAATGCTCAGGATCAGCGTTCTTCATCAACATCTTGTAAGAACAACAGTACTTGTGCCATTAAAAATAAAGAACCAACTGTAATGACACCACCAAGAAACATAAGAATAACTGAAACCATGCCTGTCTCCTTTATTTGCTTTGCCTTGCCCTTGAATATATATTGACCTGCTTCTTCTCTGTCAGGCTAATGCGCTCCCTTGAAGCTTTGCCAAGCACATGCCCAGCAGCTACCTGCCTCAGCTCTTTGTCCCTTGTCCATATGCTTGGCTCATTACGCCATTCAAATGCATTCTTCGTTTTCATTTCTTCATTGCCCTTACATATATCGTCAAGCTGTCAATGGTGTCAGCACCAAAGCCAGTCATCTTCTCTATCTCTGCCGCCACTTCTTCAATGACTGTGTTGCGCAACACCTCGTAGAACTCTTGTGCTGTTACTGGCTTGATCTCCTGCTCAACACGCTGCTTTAACTCTGCCATTCTTGTCTCCAAGTTAATCAGTACATCTATCTGTCGCTTGCGGTTAAGCGAATGCTCAACAGCCAACCTGCGAGACACACTGCCTGTTTCCCAATCGTTAAGTTCCATTTGTTTTCCTCTTGGCTGACACTGTGAACCTACCAGCCTTGCGAAAGATTGTTCTCAGACTGTTGTAGTTAACGCCGAACCTGATGGCAATCTCTTTCTTGCTGAACCCTTGGTCATGCAGGCTAAATGCTCTGCGCTCGTCAATTTGGATCGGCTTGCGACCCGCACCTTTCCTGGCTCCACCCATTACTGCAGCCCCATAGGATCTTCATCAATCATTAGATCCTTAATGCGCTTGAGTTCCCTTGCCATCATCACCATCAATTGACTATTGGCATTAAAAGCCTCAGCTAATTGCTCAAACTGCTGTTCAAGATAAGAGATGCGCTGCTCCAATGTTTCTTCAATCATGGCAATAACTCCAATACTGTTACCTCAATCCGAGGAGAACCATATGCCTTACTGCTGTGCAACTCGCACACCTGGCTGTCATCCACCCACAAGATGCCGTTGCCAGCATCCATGATTGCCTTGATGTAGTTGTCCAGATCAGGCTTGCCCACTGGTCTTTGCTCTCCAGACTCAGCTTGCTGGCGCTTGGCCTTTGACCAACTGACAGGGATAGTCTTGTAGACCCGCACAGACAGGGCTATAGGCGTGTCCAAAGGATCTTGGCTACCCATGGCATGCTTGGCTGCTTGAGCTATCTCCTGCTCCCAATCCGCTGTCTTCTTGGGCGTATACGTCTTCACAAATCCCCCTTGACGAGCGAATCTCGGTCTGCCTTTCCCCACAGGCTCTCCACAAACGACAAAATTCACCATCAAAGTCATCAAGATCCCCTGTTATTTGCATGGCTCGGTTGACCACGCTGTCTGGTACTGGTCTACCCTCTTTCACGCTGTCTAAGATGCGCTTGGCATCCTCAAACGTCATTTGACAGCCCTCAATGGCTTGATAAATGGCAGGTTCACTTCCTTTTCGGGAGGTGGTGGGGGCAAAGTAATTGATGGTGGTGTCCACCCAGCCTTGCGCCATGTAGCCTGCACATCAGCACCACGCTGGTACTTAAAATTTTCAGAAGTCAAACGCACACTTGGCAAAGTGATTTTGGTTCCTTCAGGTGGCATCCATTTGGTCATACTGATCCCTTTAAAAAAGCTTGAATCCTGTCGTCGGAAGATGAATAGACGGCAGACAAGCCATCAATTATCAGAGTCTCAACAATGGCAGACTGGCTTTTACGCTGGTCAATGGATGCTTTTTGCAACAGCACCTTAGCCTGTGGACGTACCCGAACAAGCAATTGTTGGGTTTCGATCTTTGGTTTGTTGAATGTATGTTTCATGCTATCAATTCTATATCACATTGATTTTATGCAACTAGGGAAAGTACCTAGAAAATCAGCATCCATTGGTGTTGTAAGATGCTATCACTTTGCAATCATGCAAGGCAAACAACCTACCTATTAAGGAGAGTTCAATGGAATTCGGCACAATTTGGAAAAAACTTGTACGCCGCAACGACCCCCACACCAGTCAGGAAGCCGCCAAGTCTGTCAACACGACAAACATGGAGCAGATTGTTTACGAGGTGATCGCAGGTTATCCACAGGGATGCATTCAAGACGAGGTACTAGCTCATCTAACGAGCTACCCCTACTCTACAGTGACAGCCCGATTCAGATCTTTGCTCGACAAGGGTTACATCATTGACACTGGGTTCACCCGCCCTGGTCGATCAGGAAGAAAACAGCGGGTTCTCATCATCAAGGAGTTTCACAATGCCTAAGCTTACCTCGGACACCATGCTGTCTTGCTCACAATTACCCAGCCTTTTTGGTGTCAGCCCTTACAGCACACCCAACGATGTCCTTACCTTTTGCATGAAAGCCATGCGGGGTGAAGATCCTCGTACCCAAGCAGGTGAAGCGGCAGACTGGGGCAATGCCTTGGAGCCAGCCATCATTGCTGAGATGGCAAAGCGCCTTGGGCTGAAGAGCTATGTCATGCCCGACACTGCCTTTACCCACCCGCACCTGCCACTTGCCGCCAGTGCTGATGCCATCGGTACACCAGAAGAAAATGTGGTCATCCAGCATGATCCCAGCAAAGGTATCTATGTGGTTGGCGCTGACAGCATTGCGCTGATTGGCAATGGTGTATTGGAATCCAAGCTGACTCGTGGTCATCCAGAGGATCAACTTCCCCTATACCGTGGGCCAATCCAAGTGCAGGGCGTGTTGATGTGTACTGGTCTGAGTTGGGCAGCAATCGGTTGCCTGTACTCAGGTGTGGAATTGCGCATCTTCCTGTTCAAACCCCATGGCGAAACCAAAGAGCAGATTGAAAGCAAAACAACAGACTTTGCCAACCGACTGACAACCTTTGAGGAAACTGGCGACATCGACTACTACCCTGCCGCCAATACCAAGGATGCCAACAGGGTATGGGCGACAGCCAAAGAAGACGAGATCGACTTAGGCATTGATGGCGAGGATCTTGTCGCTGAGATCGTCATTGCCAAGCAAAAGATGGCAAGCCTACAAGAGGATATCGACCAGTGGGAGACAGCCCTCAAGTCCATGATGAAAGACAGCGCCAGCGGTAGAGCTGGTAGTTGGTCAATCAAGTGGCCTATGCGTCACTTCAAAGCACAACCTGAGAAGACCACACCTGCCAAGGAAGCCTACTCAATCCGTCAGTCAACGCTCACTATTAAGGAAGCAAAAGCATGAGACAAGAAGAAATAACAAAAAAATTGAGTGAAAATTTTAAATTGATTGAAGAGCAAATGAATGCTGGATATGCGGTTGCAGAAACTTCTGAAGAAGAAGCAAAAGCATATGTTAGAAGTGTCAGCAAATTACTTTTAGAAAACATTGAACTTATCTTAGAACGATACAAGTTAAACCAACATTAAGGAATACAAATGAAACAGATCGCATCAGCCCTTGTCAAAGCCCAACGTGCCTTTGGCCCTGCTCTGAAGACCAGCACCAACCCTCACTTCCGTAGCCGATACGCTGACCTGTCAGCATGCGTGGAAGCAGTGATAGATGCGCTCAATGAGAACGGTATCTTTTTGCTCCAAAAAAATCATGACCATGAAAGTGGAATTATGGTAGAAACAGTCTTTGTACATGAGTCTGGCGAGATGTTGGCATGTGGATCGCTGTACTTTCCAGCCTCAAAGAATGATCCTCAAGGGTTCATGTCGGCTTTGACCTATGGTCGTAGAGCGTCCCTAATGGCTGCTTGTGGCATTGCACCTGAAGATGATGATGGCAACGCTGGCTCACGCCGCCAAGCGCCAGCAGCCAACCCGCTGGATGCCATCAAGCCACCAGCGCCAGCCACCTTGCCATATGTGCTGACGATACCTGGCAAGGAACCACGCCAGTATGAGACATCAGAAACTTACACCAATGGCTCCATTGAATTGCGAGACAAGGTAGAGAAATCATCCTTGGCAACACGCACAAAAATGACTAAGCTTAGGGAACTTAAAGATGCCAACGAGGAACAGGTTAACAAGCTGAACCCTGAGCATAAAGCTAGATTGCTTGGGGATTACGAACTGCGCCGCAAGAGGTTGGGCGCACAACTTGAGGAGAAAGACGATGGAGATGGAGGACTGGAATAAATTAGATGAAGAGTACAGGAAGTATTGTCAGCAGTGTCAAACCGCTGGCAAACCTCCTGTAGACTTTCACACTTGGTTGCTTGGTGATGATTAAGCCAAAGCAGACATAGCGTTATCGGTGCGGGCAATGCGGTCATCAAGACCGTGTGTCCCACCATTTATTTTCTTGGTCAATCCTGTCCAGTTTTGTGCATCAGCCAGCTCGTTCAGATTATTCTTATCCCAAAACCAACCTGCTGTGAGCGCAGCATATTTAGGTGTGCTTACCAAGTCAGGCTCTGCAATAAAGTCAACGTCCAAAGAGTCACCAGCCAACTGGTAGTTTGTCTTGCCAGTCAATTGGATCAAGCCACGACCACGGTACTTGAACCCTTCACCTGATGCCTCGTCACCGTTGCCCATGCGATCAGCATAGACCTTGTTGGCGATCTTCTCAGGGTTGCGGTGGTATGGTTGTGCGGCATCCAAAGATGGGAACCGCTTAGGCCAAACCTTGGTCAATCCTTCTGCTGAGTAGTTGAGGTTTTCTTTGAGCGCAGTGAAGTTAGCAGACTCGTGAGCGCACTGGCCCAAGAACGCAGCTTGTCTTTCAGTTGTGCTAATGTCAAAGCGATCACAGGTTTCATTGATTGCATCTATCCACTCCTCTGCCTTTGCAGGCGTGATTTTTAAAGCTTGGGCTAATTGTTCAGCGTTCATTTGATTCCTTTCATGGTTTGGTAAACAGTGTTATACGCATCGATACACGCATTCAATTGTCTGATGGCTTTGTCTCCGTCATCTGTGATGGCGACAAGAGCTTGAGCAGTCTGTCCGTCAAGTTCGGCTCCTGCTTGAACGCTATCTCTGGCGGGAGCGGGGGCATCTGTGGCGGTTGGTACGGCGCACTCGGTGGCTTTGGTAGGAATGAACAGCTTGCGTTTGCCAGAATCAAGATCAGACTTGAGATTCGCAATGCGTTTGGATGCTTCATCGTTTTGTTTCCTTAGTTTGGTAGCAGTCTCTTGTGCGTCTGCTTGTAACTTTTGTTCTGTCTCTCTTGCCTTGGCATTCAGTGCGGCTATCTCAAGTTGCTGGCGATCAAACTCATCTGCACTTCCCTTGAAATATCCGCTTGTGCCTGCGCCAAGAACAGCCAGGACGATACCCAGCAATACCCATGGATTGAACAGACTCATTCCTTGGCTTCCAGCTTAGGTTCAGGATCATTGTCAACAGCCTCCGCTTTGGCAGTAGCAACAGCAGATGCGGCAGCAATTACCTTGCGTCCAGCCACACCACCAAGTACACCAGTACACAGCAACATGATGTCATTGATCATCTTGGTGTACACCTTGTCGATTGGAGCCATGCCACTCATAGGCTGAGTCACCCATGTCACAGAATAGATGAAGCTGAAGCACGAGCCAAGCAGGATGATGGAGATCACAAAGATGACCCATGCCCACACACGGACTTCAATCTCGTCAGGACTCAGGCGTGGCTTTACAGGTTTGTATCCAATGGTTGTCATTTCTTCTCCTTTTCAATGGTGATCAGTTGGTCAGGGCAAGTGCCAGTGGCAGTACAGATTGGTGCTTTGCATTCAGCATTCTCCCAATTCTTTGGATCTTGGCATGGGTATCTAAAGCGATCATCACAGCCAGCAAGAACTACTAGCAGTACAGACAAAAACCAAATCTCATATACATTCATTTGTCTTTCTCCCTTTGCTTTTGCTCAATTTGTCTTCTCAACTTCTCAACTTTTTCAAGCTGTTGCTTGACTTCATTCTTTGCTTCCAAGATATCAACGTATAGCAATGCCCCCATTGGCAGTAGGAGTGCAATCAATATACAAGCAGCTACCCATCCCACTATGTCTTCCTTAACTGACTGACGAACAGGAGCCACAGCCACAGGTAAAGGAGGAATATAGTAGTCGCCAGTAGGTACGCTAGCTTTAGCTGGAAGTTTCTTTCCTCCTCTTTGCGTAGCCATAACTCCTGCCTCTTCTTTGCCTCTTCCTTTAACCTTGCTTGCGTCTGCTCCTCTTCAATCTTGTCCTTCATGCTGAACACTTCGCTATACAGA